AAAACGAAGGCCAGCCTGACATGTCCGTCATCGCTCGCAGTCGGCGAGCGAGCATCTTCCGAAGCAGCCCGTCAGGGTTGACTTCATTGAGTGCAGCCAGCGTTTTCGGGCCGAGGACACCATCCGGAGTGGCACCCACTGATTGCTGAAGCCATTTCACCGCAGCTCCGACACCACTGTTTACAGCCGCATCGAACACCGCATAGCGCACCACGGGCGGCAGCTTGTCGGCTTGAACCGCATCCCAGTAGGACTTCTTGTAGATGGCTTTGGCGACATCGGTCGGCATGTCCTTCATAGGACCGTCGTAGCAATGCTCTCGGGCCACAGCAATCGTGATGCCCCACATGGTCTCACCGCCCGGATCATTCGGGTGGTTTGAGTAACCACCCTCGTGACCCAGCAGATGATGGAAAGCAGTGTCGAAGTTCATGCCTGAGCTTCTTTCCAGTTGACCCGAGCCAGCACGGTAACTGCACCACCTGTGGTGTTAGTCGCCACAACATACAGAACATCCGGGCCGTCTGGATAGACGTTTGCTCGGCTGGTCGGCACGGTGTTGTTCAACCCACCACCGTTGATCGAGTTCGCCAGATCCCGAACCTGAGACAAATCGAGCTGTTGCACACCGTTGGAATACAGCGCAGTGACCGACTCCCCGCCCGTAATCGTTGCGGTATTGCTGGTGTTGACCGCCACCTGAGCAAGCGACGAAGTGGTGGTCGTGCCGATATTGACTGGAACAAAGCTACCACTAAACCCGGTGGTAAACCCGTTCAAAATCAAGTTCACCAGCACCGCGCCGCTCGATACAACCGCAGTATCCAGAAGCTGAAGCTGACCACGGTTGATCGTTTCTTTCGCCCCCAGTACGCCAATTGTCCCGTTATCAACAGAAGGAGCCAGCCGGATCGCAAGAATCGGCACGGTCGTACCAGCGTTCAGACTGATTGCCGTCGTGGTTCCGTAGTTGAACACCAGCGACTTATCATCATCGAATCCGCCGTCCATGATGACCGACGAACCCCAATGCGACAGAGGAGCAGCGGTATCAGGGGAGGCGTATTCAACCAGTGCCGGTCCTGATAAGGTTACAACCGGAAGGCTTCCGGTTGCCACTGCTGACCCGTACAGAATGTTGTTATAGATATTTGTATATGCCCACAACATAACAGCCGACGCGACAGCAGATCCAGAAATCCGAATATTTCCACCTGTCGTTGGGAAACCGTAAGTGTTTTTGATGGTAATCCCGCCGATTACTACCGATATGCTCGCAGCCCACGCCCTTGCCGGAACGCCACCAGTCAACCCACGAACACACCCCGACAATACGTTGCCAGAACGAGAGGCGTAATACACAAACTCATTGTTTGGAGCGGTGCCGATGGAAATAATGCCGCCAGTTGCTGGTAAGAATGTTGCTCCATTAGTAACAGTAATCGATGTATCAGTTTGCCCAACAGCCGAAGTTGTACTCAGTCCATAACCAACCCCCGGCGCATACATCGTACCGGAAACGTTATCAATCGAGCTGGAATAACCCACAATTCCGTTGGATTCGTAATGCGCCGGAAGGTTACCTGAGCGTAGATACGCTTCATACTGCCGGTTATTGTTTTGCTGCTGATGGCACCAAATGATTTGACCGTTCGTTGCCCGGACGCCCCAGCGAATAACACCGGCTCCGTACCACGAATAGTCCATGTAGAACATCTGCATCCGGGTCAGATCAATTCGATACCCAGACGGTCCAGTGCCATCACAGCGATCTAGGTTCCACTGTGACTGCGGAGTACGAGTGTCGATGGTCCTTGAAATTATTGCGTAAGAAGGCGCAGCAATCGTCGCCCCACGATATTCTGGAGAAACACAGATTTGATTATCGCTAATAATGTTAATTACTCGATACGTTTGCCCGCGAATAACAATGAAGTCGCCCGGATCAAGCTGCGTTACAAACTGAGTTCCTTGACCGTTAATCGTTCCGCTACCCTGAGTTACAACCACAGTACCGTTTAACTGCAATACGCTAGAGCGCCAAACAGTAAACAGCGTCTGGCCGTCGTACTCAAAGAACATACCGTTTTGCGTGTCAAACATCCCGACACGGTTTGACGCCCCTCCCCAATTAACCGGATTAACACGCTGCGGGAATCCTGTAGCTGGCGACGTTGTCGTACCACTCAGCGTATAGGTAAACTGCGTTGCATTAACGACCGACGCAACCCTAAACGTGCCGTTGTACGTGCCTTCATTGCACCCTGTGACCACAATCGTACAGTTGGTGGACAGGTTGTGTGCGAAGCGAGTTGTGACAGTTGCCGTCGTACCGGACGAAGTGATGCTGGTAACGAACAGCGACGGACAAAGCGAAGTGCCGGTCGAAAACTGAACGCTCTTACCAGACTGATATCGGAAATATCGACGGGTTTGCCGAATAAGCTGCTGACCTACGCCAACCGAACCAGCAGAGAAAGCAACACCGCCGTCATAGGGACGCGATTCAATATAACCAGCCGACCGGGCACACACTACGTTTTGACCGGAAGAATTGGTAATCGCTGCCGCAGCTACCGCACCATTGATATTGGTAAACGTAAAAATATTATTCTGGGACGTATTAAGCACTACTTGCGGGCCGTTGATCGAAGTGCTGGCCGAAGATGTATTTATAATGTAAATCAACGATCCGGGCGCAAGGCCGTGTGGTCCGGGAGTAGTACAAATTACTGTCGAAGTGCCGTCTGTGGAAAACGCATTTGCTCCAACAAATACACCATTGTTTGAGTAATTAAACCCAATATATACATACGTTCCAGAGGCGTTAAACACATTGCTGCCAGTGTTTTGAAGATTGCCGCTCAACACCGTCATGGTGTTTGTGCCGCCAGCAGCCGTAAACCCCCAGCCGTTTGCGTTATTGTTCGTCGTGTTTTGAATATAAACCAACGAATTGGCAGGGACAACAAACGTCCCGACCACGGTAATGCTATAAGTCCCGTTAGTCGGCGTGACGCTTGTAATCGTCAGCGGAGCTTGCGGATCATAGAACTGCGTGGGCCGATTGTTCTGAAGATTCAGAGACTCCCACTTACTGGGCTGCGGGCCGTATTCAAAGTCAGTATCAATCAGCGAAGTCGGCTGACTAACCCGCATCTTGCCCACAGCATCCTGCTGCATGGGCGACGGCATGACATAAGGGGCAACCGCGCCACCGGCATTCGTGCCGGTAACAGGGATGGATTTATTCGTATTTGAATCGACCGCAGTCCAGCCACCAGACATGATGACTCCTTCAAACTAAGTGGGGGCCGAAGCCCCCGGTACTATTAGTTCTGGTTAAAGGCAGGTGCCTGAGCGCCGTTGTCTGCGCGTTGCTGATAGATCACCGTGATGGCAAGCTGACCAGCAGTGGGGTTGCCACCAGCAGCCGTAAACGTGCCAACAATCGGCACATCAATCGTACCAATGTTGTCGGTCGCGGCAACCGTACCGTTCATGGCGGTATCGATAGTGGCTTGTGCAGTTCTGCCCGAAACCCCGGAGTTGTACGAAGCTGCAAACGCAGCAACCGTCCCGGTTTTGCCCAACTGAATCCCCATGTTGGTCACGCCACCACCAGACACCGTGGTCGTGATCTCCGTCATGAAGTTCAGAATCTTGGAGCCAGCAGGGAGCGTAAACAGCGTAACCGCCACACCACCAGTCGTCAGACCGTTAGCGTTAACGTATGCAGTACGGGAGAGGGTGATCAGACCGCAGTTCTCAACCGCAGCCGAACCATAACGCTGAGTACCAGACCGCAGAGGCCCGGAGAAGGTGGAAAAGCTCATAATAGCCTCATGCAAGAGTTCCACTAGCGTCGTTGCATCGTCTGCTGGGGCAGTCGCTAGAGGTATTCACCCAGATGAACCAACTCTACACTAACACAAAATAAAAAGAAAGGGGGCTTCGGCCCCCTTTCTACCGCTTACGATCAGCTCGCGCCGGGAGATCCGAAGATCCCGAGCGGATCCGACCAACCGAACGAGTAACGCTCGCGGGCTTTGTACCGCACGTTGCCGGTATCAAAGTCTCCATCCATCGAAGTTGCCATCGGAGTCCGCACAAAGTGCTTCATACCGTTGGGAACGTCGGTGGTCAGGAACCAAGCGTTGGTGTCGGTCAAGAAGTGGTTAACCGTATAGCCACCGGGAACCGAGCCGTTGTTCTTCAGAGCGTTGATGTCGTTGTCGTTGGTGCCAACACGCAGCTCAGTTTCAAGCAGACGGGTTGCAACGAACATCAAAGCCGTGGGAACAATCAACTTCCGAGGCTTGGCAGCGATCAGCAGACCACGCTCATCGGTCCAACCAGCGATCTGAATCACAGCCGCCTCAAGCGAGGTCTCATTCAGATCTGCACCGACCGAGGGACGGTTACTGTTGGTCTCACCGTTGGTCAGCGGGTGAGCGGTCGAGAACAGAGCAACGCCATCACCGCCGACGTAGGCAGCGCTAAAGCCGTTGTTCAGAACCGAAGCCGCTTTAACCTGCTTGGTGTACGCCATACCGCGAGCCAGAGCTTTGGTATAACGCGACGAAAGCGAGTCGTAGAGGTTGTCCTCGACGGCTTCTTCAGTCAACGCAAAACCCATCGCAATGGTTTCGTGGTTATAGCGAGCAGTCCAAGCTTCCTGCGCGTTGTCATACGCAATGGCTTGACCTTCCTGCTTGACCGGAGCAGCAGAGAAGCCCGACAGCTTGGTCTCCTCTTCAAAGCTACGTTCCGAACTCTCGGTTTCGTAGATCTCTTTGTGCTCCTCGCCGTAGCGAGAATACTCCAGACCGAACAGAGCGTTCAGACCCGGCAGGAGTTCCTTAAGTAATTGTGCGCGTGAAATAGCCATTTAAGTTACTCCTTAAAATACAGCGGTGCCAGCGGTGTTGGTGACTGCCGTGTAGTAGGCATGAATACCAAGGTTTACTTTAACCAAAATCTCCGGATACACGGTGAAGATAATGGTCGAAGCAGCCGGAATTGCCGTGACGCCACCCGGAACAGCAATAGCCGCGTTGATCGTAATGCTTGTTGCACCAGCCGCAGCAGCCGTGGTCACGAACGAACCAGTCTCAATCACCTGACCGTTGGGGGCCAGATACGCAACGCTAGTACCGACCGGGATAGCCGCCGGAAGACCAGTACCCGTGAGGGTAATGGTAGTACCAGAGGACGAACCCGAAGCGGTATAGCTAACCGCTGTATCCTCAACTACGCCCACGCAACGAACCGGAAGGGACGTAAGAACGGGAGTAGCAGTCGGGGCCAGCACAGCGTTCGCGGAGTTGCCGGTGTTAAGGCTCGATGCAACCGAGGCGTTGTCAATCATCGACAGGTTATTGCCGACCATTGCCTTTGCACCCGAAGCAACCACGGTCGTAGCCGAGCAAACCACGGCTTTGAAAATGGTATCCGGATCATCGCAAACGTAAGCAACTGCATCACCAGCCAACGTACCGGTCGGCCAGAACTGCTGAAACTGCTTCTGTTTGGTAAGCGGGTTCGTAAACGAACAGCCCAAGAAGATACCTACCGTTTGATTGACCGTAGCGCCCGTTGAAACAGCCGCCCGAGCCAGCATACCGCCCGGAGCAGAGGGCGAAATACGGACAAAATCGCCATAAAAGATATTAGTGGCAAAACCATACTGGATCGGGTACATGCGAGTGGAACCCGCAAACACCTGACCCCCTAGTAAGTTCACCGGTTTCAGCCCGTACGGGGCTGCGATAACAGGGTAAGCCATTTAAGACTCCTTGAAGTTAAGCGCCTTTGCCAAAACTGATCGAGGACGAACGCTCCTTAAACAGCGGCATTCTCGGATCACTTTGGCGCATTAAAGTATTATCTACCGCTTCGGTCTGCCGATCCGATTGCTTACTGTAGTAGGCATTACGCTGTTCCACAAGCTCAACCGGAGTTTTACAGAGCAGAAGACCACCGATCTCGATATTGTCTTTGAATCGACTCGCCGGATCGATAAGCATTTTGAACCTAGGCTGTTCTTCTACCGGCACCGGCTCCCATCCTTCACGGAGCTTACCAGAGAGATTCCGGGGGTCCAGATTACCAAGAGTAGAGGTGCGAATCCAACGATACGCATAACCCGGCTGACGATCCGGCTCAGGCAGTAATTCCGCTGGCATCCACGTTTTCGGACGCTCAGATTGCGCCCGCGTCTCAAGCTCTCGTTCCAACCGTCCTTTAGGTTCGGCCATTTCAGACTCCCAGTTTCAAAACTTCGCGAGCATACTGCTCGGGGGTGATTCCTAGTTTTCTAGCCAAGCTCGCCTGTGACGCAGTTAACCTGACCGTTTTAGGTCCGGTGCTACGCCCCGCAGGAGCAACCACCGTGCTTGGTTTTGTACGAACAGGCTTAGACCGTTCGTTTTCTGGAACTGCGTCAGAGAATTCTTCTGGGAATTTCTTTCGCATTTCCCTATCGATACGGGCGAAGTATTCATCCGATCCGACATACTGCGCCCCGTACTGATCGGCTAATTCTTCGTGGTATCCCCTAGCGTATGCCGTCATAGCCCGTTTTGAAGGACTATCGAACCACGTATTCTTAGCCAGCCACTCAGCAGTTTTAGGATGAACCTGACGCTGCGGAGTCTGCGTAGGTGTTACTTTTACATCATTATCTTCTGGTTGTAAAGTAGGTTTGAAATTTTTTGCTTTATCCAGCTTCAACTGAGCACGGATAAGCTCTTTCTGAGCCTCAACCAGTTTATCGGTATCACCCGCATCGTAGGCTTCGCGATAGCTACGCTCGGCTTTCTCGACCTCCATCTCAGCGGAGGTCTTGTAGGTGTCCAGAAGCTCTTTCTCCCCAGACTGAAGCATTTTCTTCAGGTTGGAGTTCTCCTCAAGAATCTTCTGGGCAGCGGCAAGCGCCTCTTGCTGCTCACGCAAAGCGGCTTCTTTAGCCCTACGCTCATCGTGCCAAGCCTTCTTATACTGCTTGAACTTTTGCTTGACGTTATGGGAATAGTCCTCGGAAGCGTCAGCTTTTTCCAGATCTTCCTTGATTGGTTCCGGTAGAGGATCTACGTTTCGATCCTCTGGCGGGGTATCGTCTTCCACCTCGATACTGACCGTGGAATCGTCACCTTCGATCTCGACTTTGAAGTCAGGCTCGGACTTGGGTTTGTCCTTAGCCTCTTGTTCGATCTCGTCGGGAAATTTGAATTCTTCGCCTTTGATGATAGCCATGATATTTCCTTACTTACGCCGAACGCCACGGGGATCTTCGACCGTACCCTCAACGGAGTCGTCGTTGATCATCCTGAACTCACGACCGTGAATGACGAGTCTCGTCCCAGCATTGGGACGGACAAGCACAAAGTCGCCTTTCTTACACCACGGGCCGGTAGGAAATTTCACAGGATCCTTATAGCAATCAGGTCCAAGCTGAACCACAAACAAGACCGTTGTCAGTAACTCCTCGTAGCGCAGAGTCTCATCTGCCTTGACCAAACCACTATCAAACTCTTTCTCCGTTTCAGGAATAGCGCACAGGATCTTGTAGCCAGCAGGTTTGGGCAACTGCTTTGCCTTCTCCTCGGCTTTTTTGTCCAAGACCGCAGACAAGTCGATGGCTTGTCCTAGATCGATATTACTCATCAAATTGCTCCATGTTGTGTGTAAGGTCTGTCAGGAAAGAACGGGCGGTGAGCAGACCTTTAACTTCCCCACACGCCCCGCGATAATCCTCAAAACTCCTAGCCACACCTGAGCCAAGAGATTCTTGGATTTGTTTGACTTTTTCGTCAATATTTTCTATAACAATACGCAATGCTTTATAAACTTCATAGCTCATTTAGGCTTTTTCCCAGATTGTGGCTTTTTAGCAACAGCCGGTTGTGCTGACTGTGATTGCTGACGGCTTTGAGCCAACGCGCCACGGAAACCCTCAAGCTCAGCCATGTGACGAAGTTTTGCTTCGTCGGTCATCGTTTTGGCGATTAACTTAGCCCCTTCAGCTTGCTGCTGATTGGACTGACGCTGAGATTCAAGCTGGATTTGAGCTGCCTTGAGTTGTGAGTCGGCCTGATCCTTCATCATCTTGCGTTGCAGATCCCCGGCCTTGATCTCAAGCTCTTTTTGCTGGAGCTGAATGATCGGATCTTGCATCTGTTGCTGAGCTTTTTGCTGTTGAGCCTCAGCCATATTCTTCTGGAGAAGCTGCTGGGCGGCTTGAGCTGCCATCTGAGAGACCTGAATCTCAATCTCAGGCGACATCATCGGCTCATCGGCGTCTTCCTTATATTCAGGAAGCAACATCCCCATACCCCGCTCGATTTGCTTTCTGTACTCCATGCCAAGGTGTTCGGCAACGTGAGCCGACAAAGCTCCTGCGATCATCTGGGCGACCTGTGGGTTTTGACCCACAATTTGCTGGATCTTCGGATCTTGCATCGCAGCCATATGCACCGTGATGTGGGCTTGATGATCCTGATACAGAAAAGCCTTCACCGGTTTTTGACGCAACAGATCCATGTTCTCCGTGACAGGATCACGGGGCTTCATGTCCTCTGGGATCGGAACGAGCTTTTGGTAATTCTTGATCCCCAAAACCTCAAGCATCTGACGGTGAAGCTGGGGTAAATCGTAAAGTTGCGGCGCTCCCTGAGCCAGTTGAAGGGCTGCTTGGTACTGCACGACCTTCTGCGCCATAGTGGCGGCGTTGGGATCAGAGACCGGAACAACCTCTACCAGATCATAGTCAGAGCGCTTTGCCCGACGATCCTCATTCTCGGGATCATAGTCATAGTCATCGGGGGTGTAGTCACGGATGATGTCGCGCAGGAGCTGGAACTCCTGTTTCATCGCAAAGTGAACCCGAGCCTGAATCGCGCTCATCGCCTTGAGGGTTCGCTCAAGGATTGCCAAAGTGGTCCCCACCGGAGTCTGCGAGGACATATCAGCGATCTTGAGATCACCCGCCCCAGCAAAACGGCGTCCCTCTTCGATGATTTTCTCAAGTAACTGAGCTAAAACAACGCTCGGCTCCTTGTATGGGAGCGGCAAGATGTTGTCTCGGATCGTGCCACCGGGTACATCCACATCTCTGAATTCGCCCGGACTGATGGGGGTGTCATCACCTTTGACCCTAAGCCCACGGGACTTGAAGCCGCCCTGAAGGTTGGAAAGCGTTCCAGCATCAACGAGCTGGCGCAAAAGCGAAGTACCAGATTTGGCAAACGCCCCCACCAGATGGATGAGACCAAACGCATAAAACCCAAAACCGGGGATATAGGGGTAGTGGACAAAGTGCTGGCGCTTCTGATACTTCTTGTCCTCTGGCCTCCAGTTACGCCTAATCGCCAGCACATTGTTTGTGCCTTTCTCGATAGTGACGATATAAGGCAACTTGATCCCGGTCGGCTGTCCGTCATCATCGGTGTGCTCAAAACCTGCCAGATCCAGATAAACCTGCATCTCCAAGAGCTTGAACCGATCATCCTGAGTAGCTCTAAAGCCAAGTTTCTCAGCGATCTTCTTTTCCACCTCATCCATTACCGAGGCTGGACTACCTAGGTCAATATCTCGATAAAACCCCTCGTACTGAAGCCTACGAAGATCGTTTTCATTCTTACGCATCACATGCGTAACCCGATCAGCCGAGGCAAGACTAGAAGCGCCATAAGGCACCACCACATCCTCAGCCGGTACATACATAGATACCTGACGCCCAAGCGAGGGGTCAAAGTAAACTTTCTTAAAGGCATTACCCGCAAGCCCCAGACCCCACAGAGTGCGCTCATGCTCGGGGCGGTACTCCTGCATGACCTCTGTGAGCTGATAGTTCATATCAGAACGCACGTTCTCTGCGGCTTGCTTTTTAGCTGGAGTCTCTTTACCAATGATCTTGGTCTTCACCGGCCCATCAGCCGGGAAAGTCTCCATCATGGTCTCGGCCTGAAACTTAACCACCGCTTCAGCCAGCAAGGGGTGCTGCACCCCACAAGCACCGGGCCAAGGCTCCATGCGCTCTTCGATCTTCATCCCCAAAAGCTCTAGCCCATCCACATAGGTCTGGATCCAGTCTTTCCTTGAGGCGACATCGGTGTCAAAGTCAGAAATCAACTCACTGGCTAATTTCTGAAGATCGGAATCGTCAAGATACTCAGCAAGGTTGTCGTCAAACTCTTCGGACTCGCTTGGAACGATCTCGATCTCAAAGCCCGGACCACTGATGCTTACCTCTTCGGGATCTTCGATCTCAATCTGAATTGGCTCAACTTCTTCGATTTGAGCAAGACCGGTCAGCGGGGTCTGGCTATACAGGGCTTTGTCGATGTTCGTAGCCATGTCGATTCCTAATAGTAAACAGGCCGTTTACGATACTTAGACAGAAGATCGCGATCCGGCTCATCAGATGGTAGCCGAATAAACCCGCCTTGTCTAAATCTCATAAGCGCAAGAGTGGTAGAGTCAACGAGATCATCGTTAGCTCCGCTTGGGAAATCATTACACTCTTCGATAACTTCTTTTGCCCATCTGCGCTCTGGTGCCCACACGATACCTGAAGAAAACAAATCCGTCACCGCGTTAACGCGACTTATCTTGTCCTGACCTTTACCGGGGGTGAATTCTGCAACCGGTAAGCCCATCCGGCGAAGCTCTTGATATAGCGCAGCTCCGTTTGATTTTTTCTCGACAATGAACGAGTCAGGCTCCCAGTCTCGGTACTCTCTTAGTACAAGTTCCTTGAGTTCTGGAAACTCCATGCGTTTCTTGATCGAATTCAGCAAGATGATATTATAGTTATTGGTCTCTTCGTTAAAAAATACACCCCACGTAGTAAGTGCGTTGTAGTCGGCACGATTATTAGCCTCTTGTGCTGCGTCAAGGCTCATGATCGTAAATTCGCACGGGGGAGGGTCATCTTTGGGCCAGATTTTCCACCAATCGCGCTTGATAAGCGCACCGGCTTCAGCGGTTGGTTCTTGGAGATACTGGGCGTTCCAATAGCGGATATCCAAAGCCGCTTTTTTAGCCAAAAGCTCCTCAATCGGCCAAAATTCGGGCCAAAGAGGCTCGCCATCATCCTTGATAGCGGGAAACTGCACCACTTCCCATCGGTCAACGTTATCGTCTCGGTCCATTTGCGCGACAATCTGACCGGTCAGATCCAGTTTTGACCACCGAGTCATGACCACAATGATCGCCCCACCGGGCATCAGACGCTGGATCGGGCCAGACTGAAACCACTCCCAAGCCGGTAAAAATACCTCTGGACGACCGGTTTTGGCCTCTTGTTCGGAGTGTGGATCGTCAATAATGAATAAATCAGCACCACGACCGGCTAGAGCACCCCCGACACCAATCGCAAAATACTCACCATTGAAGTTCGTACCCCATCGAGAGGCTGATTTTGAGTCAGCTTGAAGCTCAATTTGGGAAAAAATACTCTTATAGCTATCTGAACCAACCAGATTTCGCACCCTACGACCGAAATTGACCGCCAAATCCGCAGTGTGCGAGGCCATAATGACCTTTTTATGCGGATATTTACCCAAAAACCACGCTGGAGCGAGATACGAGATTAATTCTGACTTGCCGTGACGGGGTGCAATATTAACAATCACCCGTTTTTTCTCGCCACGGGCGATTGCCTCAAAGATTTTGATGAGTTTTAAGTGATGAGGGCCAACTTTATAGCCCGGATACACGTATTTGATGAAATCCAAGAACGAATCGCGTCCCAGATTCTGATTAATCTGTGAATTGTAGTTGCGTAAAAGCTCCAGAGTACGTCTTTTCTCTTTATCGGGCATGAACGGGAGCATCTCCCGTATCTTGAAGAGCTGTTCTTGGCTCAGATTCACTCTTCTTTGTCCTCTTCTTCATTATCTTGATCAACTACCTCACGGGCTTCAACATCAATATAGCGACTTTCGATATTTTCCAAGGTAGCGAGCAGTTCTTTCTCCACTTCTTCAATGGGCATGACCTTAACGGTCATCTCGCTACGCTTTTTGAAGGCATCAACGCCATCAATTTCGCCCAGTTTTGATAGTGCAGAGATTCTCGCCTTGGGGTCTTTGGCGGTTTCGACCTCCTGCACCAGCTTATTCACCACATATAGCTTTAGATCGGCCAGATCGTCCACTATGGAGGTGTTCATCTGTGCAACAAGCCCTGCTAGATACGCAAGAGTTTCGTTGGGGTATTTAGAAAAAGTCGGTCGATAACGCGGGTTTTCCATCATCTCTCGGGCAAGATCTTCAGCCTGAGCGCGATCTTGCTCATCGACGGCAATCTCTTGTCCCGTCATATCGGCCATGAGTTTGATCACATTGGCCCGCACCTGTAATTCTTCGGTGGGACTTAACTCGGGCAACGCCTCTGTGGCACTAGCGGGCAGGGGGATATTTTCTTCAATAGGGGGGATGATCGCGTCCATGTTCGGAGTATAACTCGCAGACTGAAAATGTAAATAGTATATGGACTTTAGAGGAGGTTGGGACTCCTATGGGTGGTCT